ATCCTATCATTGGCAGCAACAGATGATGATGGCAAGGCAGCATCTAAGGCAACTGAAGAGCCAAAGCCAGCAGCTAAGACATCACTTACAGATGAGGCATTTGGTAGGGCACTGGCCAAGATTGCAAGAGGTGAGTATACAGCTGAGGAGTTGAGAACAAACTATCTATTAACTAAAGATCAGGAGGCAAGACTATGAGACCAATGGCAATACAACAGATGGTAGAATTCATGCAGAGTGATGAATGGATTTTAATTAGTGACGATCTCAGATCAGAATGGATAAAAAACTTCTATCAGAAAGCCAAGCTAGAGATAATGACAGCCTATATTGATGGCAAGTACAAGTCAGAAGGCTATGAGAATTCAGAAGATTACATCAAACAAAACTTTGAAATATGAAATGGCATCCATCAAGCATAGGTAAGATCATGACAAACGCTAGAAGCAAGTCAGAGGTCCTATCAGAAACAGCAAAGAGTTACATCAAGTCAATTGCAAAGCAAGACTTCTACGGCTACAATATTGAGCTGAATAACAAGTACATTATCAAGGGCATTGAGCAAGAGCAAGACAGTATTGATCTAGTCAATGCAGTCAGATTCACTGACTACAAAAAGAACAAGGTCAGACTAGAAACTGAGCTGATGACTGGTGAATGCGACATCCTACTGGATGATACTATCATTGACATCAAGACATCTTGGTCACTTGAGACATGGCCAGCAACAGCAGAGGATGGTGATGAGTCACTTTATGAATGGCAAGGCAGAGCCTACATGTATCTGTATGATAGGCCATCATTTGAACTGATCTACTGCATGGTGTCAACAGATCCAAACAATGATTTTGGACTGCTTAATCAGTGGGATAACATGTCATTGCATAGAGTGGACCATATTGATGCAGCAAAACGTATCACAGTTATCAGATATGAACGTGACATTGAGCTTGAGCTGGCAATGCTAGAAAGACTCAGACATGCATCAGAATTCTATGTGCAGTATATTAACAAGCTAAACAATAAATGATGGAAGTAATACAAGAGCATGTGTATGATATCAAGTCTGAATCAATGTATTGGAGGGTTTACTTTACTCAAATTTCTTTAATACCTTTGACAAATGAGGAATATCATGAGGTGTCTGCAAAGCTGGATCAAATCCTTGAGGACTTGGAAACCAGGCGAAAATTTATGGGTACTGGTAATTAATTTAATCTATAGAAACAAATAAGTATGGAACAGAAAATCAACACTGGAACAATCTTCAAAAACGATAAGAAGACTGCCGACAATCAGCCTGACTACAGAGGCAAGATCAATGTAGAAGGCAAGGAGCTTGAGATCTCACTATGGGTGAAGACAGCTCAATCAGGAGTTAAGTACATGAGTGCAGCAATCAAAGAGCCATGGGTAGCTCCAGCACCATCACCAGTATTGCAGAATACAAGTGATAAAATAAAGTCAGCAGCAGATGAGTTTGAAGATGACCTTCCCTTCTGATGTGAGCCTAAGTGATTGGATGAGAGGAGAGCTTCACAAGAGGCTTTCTTCTCGTTACAAGCTGACTCATCTGTCAGAAGATAGTGATTTGAACTATGCACAGCTGTGGAGGTTTTGTAATAGCAAGCCAGTATCAGAACAATTTATCAATGAGGTATTCAAATATTTAATAACTTCGGGATGTGTTTTGGAATAAGGAGGCATACAATATCGCTATCAAGATCACTGGAGGCTCAGAGCTATACCGTGACCTTGTCTCAGATGTATTCATCATACTCAGTCAGTACGAGATCCAAGATGCCGATCTTCCAAGAACATTTGCAAGATTTGCATATAATCAGTGGAAATGGCCTGGCAGTGAATTCAACAAGAAATTCAATCCCCCAATACGTCTGCTCCCATTCGAGACAGATGTTGCCTTCAAAGAGACAGAAGATGATGACCTATCAGAATATCAATGCTATCTTGATAACTACATGCAGAAGTCTCCTGAAGATGATCAAGAGCTATTTTGTAAAGAACTAACTAAGATGCATCTGTATGGGATGACTTATAGAGATATCAAAGCAGAAACAAATCTGCCTCTCAGAGTCATTCATGGTGCAATAAAACAATTCAAAAATGATTTATATTCTATTCATACTGGCGAGCCTAGGGATATCAAGAGCAATGATGACCTTTGAACTGCCTGATCTTAAACCACTAAACTGCTGGAGCTGCCTATCCTTTTGGACTTCAGTAATCTTATTACTGATGTATGACTGGCACACTGTTGGCATAGCATTCATCACATATTTATTAGCTGATATTATACAATCATGGGAGAGCAAGCAATGACTGATCAAGACAAGTATTTTGCCATGATTGGTGCAATACTACTTCGTGAGCTACACAATAGCAGAGAGCTGAGAAGAAAGATAAAAGGCACAGCCTTAGAAAAGAAACTACTTAAAATTATGAAGCCATGATATCAAATGAGCTGATGAGCCAGGTGCAGAGATTTATGAAGACAAGATCCTTTGCACTGAATGAAGAGCTAAAAGAGGAGCTGTCCATGTGGCTCAAGTTAAACAAGAATATTGTGCTCAATAAAAGATGTGGCACATGCCTACGGAATGCAATGAGAGACTTGTCTGCCCATATTCAATCAAATATCAACACAGAGATCAAACCAGCTAAGATTCAGTTTATTGGAACAAAACAATATAACTATGAGAGCATGAGCTACAATGATATGAAGGCACTGGCAAAAGATAGAGGACTAAACTTAGGAGCAGCACCAAAGAAAGCTGACCTACTTAATGCATTGAAATCATGATTGTAGCTCCTATTCCAGTGAATGGCAGAAGGCCACTGCTCAAGATTACAATCACAAGACTTCAGAAGGTAGGAGTTAAAGTCATCTGCATGGGCCATGATCCCGAAGATAAAGAGCTATGCATCAACCTAGGTGCCGAGTGGATAGAGATATCCAATGATCCACTAGGTGCGAAGTGGAATGCTGGATTCATGGCAGCTAAGAAATACAATCCTACTGGGGTGCTGTTTGTTGGCTCATCTGATTGGGTGTCAGACAATTACATCCAAGAGGCTGAAGATAAGCTCAAAGAGTTTGACATGGTAGGAAAGCTAGGATGTCACTTCATTGATGTGGATGATAAGATCAGACTTGTCAACTGGACTGGATACGGCAAAGGACCAAGATCCTATGAGCCTATAGGTATTGGCAGAATGCTATCAAATAGATTCCTTGACAAGATAAACTGGCAGCCATTTGATAAGAGATTGAACAGCGGACTTGATTGGGCCATGTGGCTCAGAGCAATCATCAGTGATGCATCTATTGGTATATTCGATGCAGATGAGATACAATTCTTGTCAATCAGTACAGATAAGTGGGAGAACAAACATAAATTTGAGGATCATTGGACTGGCAAGTTAAAGAGTGAACGCATCACCGGCAAAGAACAGATTGCATTCCTTCAGTCATTCCCTGAGATATATGATTTACAAAATGAACTATGCGGAGAGTAAAGGATAAAATAAACACCAACAGCATGGTATTTTGGGATGATTATTATGCTGGTGTTGATATTGAGGAGGATAGGCTGATAATCTATGAGCAACTGTCTGAGATCCTAAACCACATAAAATTCAAGACTATCCTAGAGATTGGATGTGGCACTGGCATAGGAGCTGAATATCTGAAGAGTAAGTTTGATTGCATATATACTGCATCAGACTTCTCAATGATAGCTGTCAACAAAGCTGCTGACAAAGCTGATCACATTCAGCTGCTAGATATCAGAACAGATGAGCCATCCAGTCAATACGATGTGATTATCATTGCAGAAACACTAGAACATCTTGAGAATCCATTTGAGGTGATTGACAAATGCAAGAAGCATTGTAAATATCTTGTGTTATCTTTGCGACTGGATGAGCCTGAAGATTGTGATGCTGAACATATTTGGTACAATATTAATCCTATAGACTTTGCTGATTACAATATACACATGGTCAATACAAACGAAAGCTATTTTCAAATAATTATAACATGAAAAAAGAATGTAAAAGATGCCTATTCACTTCTGACTTCGCTGTCATAGGTAGTAAGCAATGCAACTATTGTGATCTACATGATGAGCTACAGCAACAGTCAAATCCTGAAGAGCTCAATGGAGTTATCAACAGAATCAGAGAGCATGGCTATGGTGATAAATACGATTGCATCATGGGCATCAGTGGAGGACTTGACAGCTCAGTGCTACTGTACACTGCTGTACGTTACTGGGGCCTCAAGCCGCTAGTCATTCACTTCGATAACAACTGGAATGCACCACAAGCTGTGCACAATATGCAGCAGCTCATCAAGAAGCTGAATGTGGATGCAATCACTTACCAGGTGAACAAGTCAGAATATGACAAGCTGAATGAAGCATTCCTTTACGCTGGACTTCCGGATGCAGATATCCCTAATGACATAGCAATGACAAAGCTGATGTACGATACTGCACACAAGTACAAGATCAAGTACATTCTCAATGGTCATGATTTCAGAACCGAAGGCTCAACACCAAAAGGATGGACTTATATGGATGCTAAGTACATTCAATCAGTTTACAACAAATACTCTGGACTCAGACTCCAGAACTATCCTCTCTTTACTTTCAAGGATCAGCTATTCTATGCGGCAATGGGTATCAAGAATGTGAGACCATTTCACTATGGATTTGACAGAGATACAATGGAGGCTGAAATGAAGAGACTCATCAACTGGCAAGATTATGGTGGCAAGCATTGTGAGAATGTTTACACTGAATTTGTTGGCTCATTCCTACTCCCTGAAAAGTTTGCAATTGACAAACGAATTGTTTATCTTGCTGCTCAAGTGAGAAGTGGAAAGCTAACCAAAGAGCAAGCCATGGAGCAGTTCAATATCAAGTCAGAGTTTGACATCACAAAACTTGGCTCAAGTGCAGAAAGGATGCTGAGACTGGTGAACATCAGAAAGAGAGACAGGTCAGAATTTGAGAGATATGACTTTAAAAAGTACAGAGCTCTCCTTTGGATTCTAACTAAGATGAA